GTAACAAAGAAACGCAAAGGTCGTGCTGATGCTTAAATACAAACTCGCTGATGGCAGCATCTATGAAGGTGCTGTCGTTACTATGCCTGATGGCAGAATCAAAACAGGTGAAACGCTAACTGGTGACAGTGTGCGTTGCTTTCCTCTTGAGCCTTCTGATGAGGTTGTTCGCGCACGACAGCCGGATGGCAAACTGAAGGCAGATGATAAATCCACACCTTCAAAGAATGAAGCGTGGACAACTAAGAAGAAGAAGTAATGGCTACCCCTGCATGGACACGCGCTGCTGGCAAGAATCCTAAAGGCGGCTTGAATGCTAAAGGGCGTGAAGGCACAGGCATGAAGGCACCAGTTAAGTCTGGTGATAACCCACGCCGCGCCAGCTTCTTGCAGCGTATGGGTGCAGCCAAAGGCCCAGAGCGTGATGAGAAAGGCAGGCCAACACGGCTGCTTAAATCATTACAAGTCTGGGGTGCTTCTTCTAAAGCAGATGCCATTAAAAAAGGCAAAGCAATCAGCAAACGTAATAAGGCAAAAGCATGAGCTTTCTTCATATGCTTAAACTTGAGGAGCGTGAGTTACTTCGCACAATAGTGAAGAAGGTACACCTTTCTCACCACCCCAAAGATTTCTGTAATGACTACGAGGCCGATAAGGTTATCTCTGTTATCGGGCCAGAGGTTATTGCTCAGATGATTAAGTTCGGTAAGGATCACAAGGTTGACCAACTTTAAGTACAAGCCTGATGGTGACGTACTAAAATCCTTTATGAAGTCTGATGTATTCTTTCGTGGCTTGCGCGGCCCTGTTGGTTCGGGCAAGTCTGTTGGTTGCTGCGTGGAGATCTTTCGCCGCGCACTACAGCAAAAGCATTCACCTGATGGCACACGCCGTAGTCGCTGGGCTGTTATCCGTAACACCAACCCACAGCTTAAAACCACAACGATTAAGACTTGGCTCGACTGGTTCCCAGAGGAACAGTGGGGCAAGTTTACTTGGTCTGTTCCGTTCACCCATCATATTAAAAAGAACGACATAGACCTTGAAGTAATCTTCCTCGCACTTGATCGTCCAGAAGATGTGAAAAAGTTGCTCTCCCTTGAACTCACTGGCATCTGGGTGAACGAGGCGAGGGAGATACCTAAGTCAATCATTGACGCATGCACCATGCGTGTTGGTCGCTACCCTTCTATGAAAGATGGCGGCGCAACATGGACAGGTGTGATCTGTGATACCAACGCACCGGAGGAAGATCATTGGTGGCCTATCATGTCGGGCGAGGTTCCAGTTCCAGATCACATCTCAAAAGAAGAAGCAAAGATGCTGGTAAGGCCAGACAACTGGCTGTTCTTCACACAACCCGCAGGGATGTTAGAGCGCAAAACAGAAGAAGGCGACATATCCGAATACGTTCCAAACGAGAGCGCAGAGAACAAGAACAATATGCGCAAGGATTATTATCCGAACATCGTACAGGGCAAGACCAAAAGCTGGATCGATGTCTACGTTATGAACAGGCTGGGAAGCATAAAGGACGGTAAGCCTGTCTATCCTATGTTTGCGCCTGACATTCATATAGCTAGAGAAGAAATACCAGTAGCTAATGGCATGCCTGTCTATATTGGTATTGACTTTGGACTAACGCCTGCCGCTGTCTTTGGGCAGAAGGTTCGCGGTAGATGGATGCTGCTTCAAGAGATTGTTGCATTCGACATGGGCATTGTGCGTTTTGCTGAAGTGTTGCGGCAAGAGATAGCTACACGTTACGGCGGCTGCGAGATTATTATCTTTGGTGATCCGGCTGGTGACTTCCGCGCACAGACTGATGAGACAACACCGTTTCAGATATTGCGGGGGGCTGGTCTGTCTGCTCGCCCTGCGCCATCTAATGATGTAGCCTTGCGTCTGGAATCTGTGTCTGCACCACTCAATAGAATGATCGAAGGGCAGTCTGGTTTGCTTATCGATCAACGCTGCCGCACAATTATCAAAGGCTTTGAGGGTGGGTATCAGTACAAGCGCATGCAAGTATCTGGTGAGCGTTATGCTGACAAGCCAGACAAGAACCACTTCTCTCACATCCATGACGCTTTGCAGTATCTAATGCTTGGCTCTGGCGAGGGAAGGCAGATACTCCGCAACAACAGCACAGCCACCAAACCCTTTCAAGCAACCAGAGAGTTTGATGTATTCACACGCAAACCAAAGGCGCGGCGAGAAGGTCTTTGGTCGCGCATGTAGTTTTGTGCGTTGATCTGCATTAATGCAGTGGGTTAAACAAGTCAGATAGCTATAAGAGGATTAAAATTATGTGTTTAGGTGGCGGTTCATCCAAGCCAGCGGTCGATCCAAATGACAAGATCGAAGCTGACAACAAAGCAGCAGCAGAACAGCAGAAGAAAGAGGATGCGAAAGCAAAAACTCTTGAGAAGCAAGTTGCTCGCAAGAAAGTTGGCGGTGGTGCTGGCAGACGTTCGTTGCTTACAAGCAACAAAGCGGCTCTGGGTTACTATGACGAGACTGTTTAATGGATCAAATTGCAGACCGTATGCTGCAAAAGTACGAACGTGCTAAACAAGCGCGTGTAAACTTTGAGCCTCTATTTGAAGATTGTTATGACTATGCGTTGCCTATGCGCCAGAGTTTCTATAGCGAAACTCCGGGGCAGCGGCGCGATGACAAGATCTTTGATGAGACAGCAGTTGTTGGTGTGCAAGAATTTGCATCTAGGTTGCAGTCAGGTCTAGTACCTAACTTTGCGCGATGGGCTGACTTTATTGCTGGCTCTGAAATTCCAAAGGATCAACAGGATGAGGTTAATAACACTCTTGATGAAGTCACTGAGTACGTCTTTGAAGTCATTCAGAACTCCAACTTCGGTCAAGAGATACATGAATCTTTCATGGATCTGGCAGTGGGAACTGGTGTTCTCTTGGTTGAAGAAGGTGATGCAATTAATCCAGTACGGTTTAACGCAATCCCTTTGCCTTCCGTCCATCTGGATACTGGCCCTGATGATAAGATTGACCACGTTTACAGAGAGCGTTCTCTTAAAAACTCAGAGATACCTATTGCGTATCCAAAGGCAATCTTAGGCGAGAAGACTGCGGCTGCTGTTCTATCCCAGCCTGACACTCAAACGAAAATCTTAGAGGTGATTTGCCGTAACTACAGCACGCCTAACGAAGAACAGTTTGATTACTATGTGGTCAACGTAGGCGACAAAGAAATCATCTATCAGGAAAACTACAAAGGGTTAGGCTCTAATCCTTTTGTTTGTTTCCGTTGGTCTAAAGCATCTGGTGAAGTCTATGGGCGTGGCCCCCTCATCAATGCCCTTAGTGCAATCAAGACAACCAACCTTACAATTGAGTTGGTGTTAGAGAATGCACAGATGGCTATCTCTGGTGTGTACCAGATGGATGATGATGGCATCATTAACACTGATACAATTAACCTCGTTCCCGGCACAATCATCCCAAAGGCTATGGGTTCTGCTGGCTTGCAGCCTATTCAGAACGCAGGCAACTTTGACGTAGCTAATCTTGTATTGAATGATATGCGCAGCAACATCAAACGTGCGCTTTACAATGATATGTTAGGCGATCCTAACAAAACACCCGCGTCTGCAACTGAGATTGCAGAACGCATGGCTGATCTGTCCAGACGTATTGGATCAGCTTTCGGCAGATTGCAGGCTGAAATGGTTCAGCCAGTATTGCAACGTGTCGTTTACATTCTAAGAAAGCAAGGCCGTATTGAGTTGCCATCCATCAATGGGCGGGAAGTCAAAGTGCGGTCAGTGTCGCCATTGGCACAAGCACAATCCAACCAAGACATCAGCGCAGTCGCACGTTATTTACAGATGGTTGGAGGCACGTTCGGCCCCGAAGTATTAAATGTCCTTATTAACTCTGAGGATGTTGCGCTGTATCTCGCTAAGAAGTTTGGCGTACCAGATAATCTGGTTAGGGACAAAGTAGAACGGCAGGAACTTTTGCAGGCTGCGCAGCAATATCAACAGCAACAGCAACAGCAAGGTCAAGATGCGCAAGCAATCCCTTCACTTGGGGGTGGATAACTTCCCCCGAACTAAAGAAGATGACCAGATCATCTCTCGGAATATCAATTCAGTTTTCAAAACTCCGAACGGTTCAGCCGTTCTAAAGTATTTGCGTTCGATCACCATTGAATCTGTTCAAGGGCCGAATGCAAGTGATGCCGAACTGCGCCATCTTGAGGGGCAGCGGTATCTTGTTGGCCTCATTGAGAGGCGTATTAACCACGGACAAAAGGTAGAGCAACAATGAATGATGCAGATAATGCGGAGTTAGCCGAAGCAGTAGCGGTTGAAGAAGCACCTGTCTCTGAACGCCCTGAGTGGCTACCAGAGAAGTTCAACACACCAGAGGATATGGCAGCTTCATACTCCTCTTTGGAATCCAAACTTGGTCAAGGGCAAGACGAAATCAGAGCGCAGATAGAGCAAGAGTTAGAAGTCTCTGCTCTTGAGGGCAGACCTGAGACTGCTGGTGATTACGAATTGCCAGAGCAGATCAATGAAGCGGAAGCTGTCGATAATGAAATGCTTGCTTGGTGGGCTGAACATTCTTTCGAGAACGGCTATTCGCAAGATGAGTTTGCAGATGGTATAGCTAAATATGCTTCATACATGGAAAGCCAAGGGCCGAACCTTGAAGCAGAACGTCAAGCGTTGGGAGAGAATGCTGACGCTCGCATTGAAGCTGTTGATCTTTGGGCAAGCAAGAACGTGCCAGAGGAGTTTGCAGATCAAATAGAGTTGCTTGGTCAGAGTGCGAAGGGCATTAAAATGCTTGAGCATCTTATGTCTCAGTCACAACAAACATCTCCACAAGGTCAGTTTGTAGCTCCTCAAGCTACTAACGAAGATCAGTTGAAGACAATGATGCAAGACCCTCGCTATTGGAATCCAGCACAGAGAGATCCAAACTATGTCAAGCAAGTCCAAGAGGGTTTTTCCAAACTCTACCGTTAATGCATTCCACGTTGATGGTGATGTTTCTATTGTAGAGGCGACATATGAACATGCTGAATATCTACAAGATCATTTAAGATCACCTGATGTACGCGAGTGCATGATACATGGTGCAACGCCTTGGCGGGCGTTGCGTTATCCCATCTTGAAAAAAGACGCTGTAACTTACACTGCACTTCACAAAGGAGTGCCAGCCTGCATGTTCGGTGTTGTGCCTATCTATGATGATCCAGACATTACAACCGGCAGTATTTGGTTGCTGGGTACGGACGAGATAGATAAGTACCCACGCAAGTTCTTACGAGCCTCTAAACCTATGCTGGAATACTTTATGCAGCGTTGGGATGTGGTCGAGAATGTAGTGCCAATGGATCACAAGAACACAATCGAGTGGCTAGCTTGGCTAGGGTTTCTTTTCTCTGATGAAGAAACCTTAGTCAATGGCTTCTCATGCATCCGTTTTGTGCGTTGCGCTCCTCATGTGGAAGTGTCATTTGAATAGTATACGGCCTGTTTCAAACTGACGGCCCCGCAAGGGATAACTGGATGAGGCGAGAGACGGACAACCGCGTGAAAATGTAACTTCTTTTTTTTGGTAAGGACTTTAATACTATGGCTAATACAATTGATATTGCCTTTATTAAGCAGTTTGAATCCGAAGTTCACATGGCTTATCAGCGTATGGGGTCTAAACTCCGCAATACAGTACGCACATCTGGTAACGTCCGTGGTAGCGTTGTACGCTTTCAGAAGATCGGAACAGGCACAGCTTCAACAAAGGCTCGTAACGGTAACGTAACTGCAATGGAACTCGTACATACAAATGTCGAGGCAACCATGGCTGACTTCTATGCCGCAGAATACATCGATAAACTCGATGAGTTGAAGGTGAACATCGATGAGCGTCAAGCTGTAGCACAGTCTGCTGCTGCTGCTCTTGGTCGTAAGACAGATGAAATCATCTATGACGCAATGGACACAGGTGCCAATGCCACGCAGATCAGCACAACTGGTACTGCTGTAAGCAAAGCAAACCTTCTTGCTTTGTTTGAAACATTTGGTTCAGCCGACATTCCAGAAGATGGCAACCGCTATATTGCGATGTCTCCTGCTGGTTATGCCGATCTGTTCAACATCAATGAGTTTGCATCGTCAGACTTTGTTGGCGATCAGAACCTACCATTTGCTGGCGGCATGACAATGAAGGAGTTCTTGGGTTTCAAGATCTTCTCAACATCTGCTGTTACTGCTGGCAAAAACTTGGCTTACCACACCTCGGCTGTTGGCCTTGGCGTGAATGCTGATGTTTCTACAGAGTTGAACTATGTGCCAGAAAAAGCGTCACATCTTGCTACATCGATGATGAGCATGGGCGCAGTCGTAATCAACGACAACGGTGTGTACGAACTCTTAGACAACAACTAAAGGAATGGGGGAGAGGCAACTCTCCCCCTAACCCATATGCCATCAGCAGCTAATTCAGACATTGACATTGCGGCTCGCGCCTTAGTTCTTATTGGTGCGCAGCCAATTACGTCTTTTTCATCTTCATCCACTGAGGCACTTGTTGCCTCAAATGTGTATGAGGATGTTGTGCGTACTGCGCTCTGTGCTAGTCGCTGGCGGTTTGCAACTAACCAAGCGGTGCTTAATGCTTTAACGGCTGCGCCTACTGGAAGATTTGATACTGCGCATCAGCTACCTAGTGACTTATTAATGCTGCATGCGATTACAATTAATGATCTTAATCTTGAGTACAATGTGTATGGGGATAAGATTTATTCTAACGCCACAGCCAATGAGGTTGTGGTTGCTGATTATACATATCGCGCTGGTGAGCAGGACTTCCCCAGCTACTTTACATTAGCGGTTGAGTACGCTCTTGCGGCAGCGTTTGCGTTAGCCATTGCAAGAGATGAGCAGCTTGCAACTATGTTTGAAAAGAAAGCTGCACAGTTAATGCAGCAAGCTAAGACATTGGACAGCCAGCAGCAAACAACACGCAAACTTGTTACATCGAGGTTCATTGCTGAAAGGCGAAGTTAATGGCGAGAATACGCGTACCGCTAAATAACTTTTCTTTTGGTGAAGTTAGTCCGTCACTCAGGTCTAGGACAGATAGTCCTGTCTATGTTGCGGCTGCGGAATCTGTGAAGAACTTTTTTATTCGTGCAGAAGGCGGGGTTATTAATCGCCCCGGCACCAAGCGGATCTATGAGTTTAATCACACATATAATTCTTCACTGCCTCAACAGATACGTCTTGAGCCGTTTGTTTTTTCTGATGATGAGAAGTATATCATTGCATTCTCAAATACTCGCATCGACATCTTTCGGATCGATCTCGCAGGAGCCGTGTCCTTTGTTCAAACCCTCACTGTTGATGTCAATGGTGATCCTGTTCCTGTTACTGACGCTAACCTAAACCAGATCACCTACTCACAAAAAGGTGACTTTATGTTTATTGCTCACCGCACGTTCCTGTGCCGTGAGTTGGTGCGTACTGGCTTGACCAGCTTTGAGATGCGTCTGTTTGAGTTTGACGAATCTATTGATGGCAACAAAAAGTATCAGCCCTATTATAATTTCCAAGGTGCAGGCACAACCATAGCTGCTAGTGCATCTAGTGGAACCGTTACGCTTACTTGCTCACAGAATTATTTTGATGCAGCACATGCTGGAACAAGGTTGCTGATTGGCGAGACTGAAGCAATTATCAGTGCTTACATTTCTGCTACTCAAGTAACAGCCGTTCTTCAAGGCACACTTAAAACGCAGCTAGATATTGATGCGTTAAAAACGAAAAAAGATTCTAACAAAGTAGAAGTCACTCATGTGCTGCATGGTCTGGCTAACGGTGCGGCTGTTGTTATTGCCGAAGCTGGTGGCCTTGGCGGCATTGGTGCCAGTAATATTAACGGCAGCAGAACCATCAGCCGTATCATTGATGCTAATAAATACGAAATAACAGCGGGTGCCTCTGCAACGTCCGAGGCTGACGGTGGAGGCTCTCCAACGATTGAAAGCTCCTCCCCTACCACTGAGTGGTACGAACAGTCCTACAGCAGCTACAGAGGCTTCCCACAGGCTATTACATTCCATGAGGATAGGTTGTGGTTTGGTGGTACGCCAAGTCAGCCTGATGGATTATGGGCATCAAAGACTGGTCACTATTACAACTTTGACATTGGCAAAGCTGAAGATGATGACGCTATTGATATTGATGCAAGCGTTGGTGTTACTAACCAGATACGTCATCTTGTGTCTAACCGTGACTTGCAAGTGTTTGCATCGCAGTCAGAGTTCTATGTGCCTGCTTTCCAAGATGCTCCTGTTACGCCATCAAAAGCAAAAGTATCTTTGCAGACACCAGTTGGGTCTGGATATGTAAGGCCGCAATCTCTTGATGGCGCAACTTTGTTTGTGCAAGCAACAGGCACAGCCGTTAGAGAATATATCTTCTCTGATTCCGAGGCTGCTTACACATCTACAATGGTGTCGTTGCTATCTAACCATCTGGTTAGCAACCCTGTGCAAATGACCACTCTTAAAGGTTCACTTGCTAGACCGGGCGCGTATGGCTTGTTCATCATGGATAATGGTGAGTTAGCTGTATTCCACAGCTTGCGAGATGAAAAACGTGCTGGCTGGATGCGCTGGAACACTGAAGGCAAGTTCCATTCTATCTGCGCTGTGGATGAAGATCTGTTTGCTGTCTCTGTCAGAGACGATGGCAGTGGAACTGATAAGCTGATCTTAGAGCAGTTTGATACATCGATGAAGATGGACTTTGCTTCTGACTTCACTGGCACTGCTGGCGTGTTTAATGTGTCTTCGCACTTTGCAGATGGTGCAGTGGTGCATGCGGTAGATGGCACAGAGTATTTGGGTACGTTTACCGTAGCTGGTGGTAACGCAGATGTTAGTAGTGTCAAACTTTCTACGTCTGCTCAGATTGGCTATCGCTTTATCCCTGAGATTAAAACCCTGCCTATTGATGGTGCGGTTCCGGGAGGGCCTCTGACTGGCAGACCTCGCAAAATAACAATGGTTACTTTGGATCTTGAGGGAACATTGAGTGTATCTGTCAATGGCACAGACATGCTTTTGCGAACAGTAAATCATACTGTTGGCAGTGGCATTGACCCTGTTAGCGGCAAGGAAGAATTTAGAGTGCTTGGGTATGACAAAGACCCCCGCGTTACAATCTCTCAATCTGCACCATTGCCTATTCAAATTAATGGTCTTGTAACCGAGGTGGCATTCTAATGAGTTTTATGATGTTTGGTCAGGTGTTAAGCCTGTTTGGATCAATGCAGCAGGCATCAGCGCAGCGCCAGCAAGCGGCTCGCGTTGCCGAGCAGCAGGAGTTTAATGCAAGGCTTGAACGCATTCGTGGTCAGCAGGAGCATAATGATCGCCTTGATGCTTTTGAAACCTATCGTTCAACAGCTAACTCTATCCGTGGCAAAACTAACCGTGATGTTAATGATCGTTCGTTTAACGCAAGGGTTAATGCAGGCAAGGATAAAAGCACTGAGCAAATCGACCGCGCCAGAGTGAACAGCATGTTTGCTGAAAACCGCATGCGCTATCAGGCAGAGAATACCAGACGTCAGGGTGCAATCAACGCCAACGCAACCATGATGGCTGGCATGGCTAACTTTGCTATTGGCATGGACAAGATGGGGGATATTACATAATGGCCGAGATCCCAAAGTTTACCGGCAATCCTGTTTACAATGAGCCTATCGGCGTTGTTACACCTATGCGTGACACCTCTGGCGAAACGCTGGCTAACATTGGGCAGAAACTATTTGAGTATGACTACGCTAAAAAGTATGCCGTAGAAGAAGCAAAGGGTAAGTCTTTTGCTCAATATGCCAGCTTTGGACAAGATGAAAAAGGCAACGTAACGCCAATAGAGATACCAGAAGACTTCTCTAAAGTTGCGCGGCAGAATGCTGTGCCGGAAGCTGAGAAGCGTTTCTTGGAAAAGCTGACTATAGATGCGCAATCCAGAGCCAATGTTTTGCATGCAACTCATGGCGAAAAGGCTGGGTATAACTACAAAGAGTTTAGTGCGCAATGGAAGGCTTACTCTGAAGAAACTTTAAAGCGTCTAGCATCTGATCCAGACACAGCTAAATATGCTGGTGTTTTGGCTCAATCTTTAAGTTCTGAAGGTGAGACACATTACAATAAACTATTCTCTGACAGGCTTGGCGTTGAGCATAAGGCTGCGTTTGTAAACCGTGTGCAGATATTAGAATCAGCTATCTCTAATCAAAGGGCGATGGTTGGCTTGCAGTCCAAGGATTATGAAAGCGGCGATGTCGTTGGCGACGATGCTGATTATAACAGAAATAATATCCTTGAAATTATCGATGGCTTGGCTGAGGACTTTCCTACTCTTGCCGAGCGCGAGATGATGCAGAAGCTAAAGGATGATGTGAACCAAGGGCATTTCCTTGGCAAGCTGGATAATGTTGCATCTGCCTTGATCCAGAACATCGGTGATAATTACAATCCATATACGCAAGACATTCCCATTGGTAACATCATGCAGTCTGCTCAGACTGCTATTCGTACTGGCAATATGGATAACATTACTAACCCAGAGCATCGTTCTATCCTAGAGGCTGTTGGTCTTAGTGAAGTGATTGCATCAGATGGCTTTGGTGATGTGCAAGACAAACTTGCATCTTCATTCGACAGCGTAGAAAACAACATCGTTGCACAAACAAAGGCTAATAAAGATAGCTTGCTGCGCGGCGCATATAGCCGCTTGGCTTCTAGTGGTGCGCCTTTGTCTGCCAATGCTGGCGATCACATCTTGAAGACAGGCAAGTACGCTATTGGTACACCGCAGGATTTGCTTAACAACCTTGGTGCAATTCTAACAGGTGATCGTAACGCTCCTGAGTATCAAGTGTTAATGGGCAATGGGCAGTTGCCCAAGTCTGTTACTGATGCGCTAGCACCTGACATGATCGAAGGCTGGCTTGCGCAGAACAGCGACAACCCGATGGCTAGTGTTATGCTGCGCAACTTTGTAAAGCAGTCAACGCAGCGTATGCGTGGTGGGCGTTTAGTCTATAACAGTCGCGGTATTCCTGATGACACTATCATGTTCTTTGAGACATTGGATTCAATTGCTAACACAACCTTGTTTGAAGATTTTACACCTAAAGACATCTTAGCTAGGAAAGCCGAGCGTGAGCGTGATCCTCTAGCAGAGGAAACAGTCAAGAAAAGAATGGCACAGCATATGAGAGTGGATGGCAAACAGCCAACTGTGCTTGACTTTGTTCGTGATGCAACAGGCAGCACTGATGCCGCTGTAAACATACACTTTGCTAGATACGCTGCGGATTTGATCTATACATTTGATGCACCAAGAGCGGCAACTATAATTGCAAACTCTGTTGATAAAGTATTTCAGAAGTCTGAATACATGGCACTGGAAGGTGGTCAGCGCACTTACACACGTTTTGCACCAGAGCAGCATTACAATCGTGATGGTGAGATGGACATTATTTTGGGTGCTGCGCAAACAGCACTAAAGCAAAGCAGCACAGGCAAAGCCCTCAAGATGGGTAGCACTGCTTTCTTTGCGCCAACCACAGGCACAAGGCCAATCAAAGGCGTACCCACTAATCTTCCTAGCTACCGCATTGTAGACAGGAATGGCAAAGTGATACTTGATAACAACATGAAGCCTATTGTTGTTGGCCCACAAGCTGTTCTTAATGCGCGTGGTGCAGTTACTCAAAAGCAAATCAAAGCAGAGTTAGAAGCAGCAAACGCAGCAAGAGCAGCCTACCTAACTGGCACTAACCGGCTTGGGGAGAAAAAGATACAGCCAATGGGTTCTACTGACAGATCCGTTGGCATGAAGAAAACGTACGCAAGCATCAACAAACAGCTTGATGCTCAACGTGAAAGAGCAAGGCAGTTAGCAGGGCAGAAGTAATGGATCATGGGATTGCTGATTTCTTCATAACATTAGACAGCGGCTTTGCTGATGGCAGAGCCGTTGCTCCATCATGGACTGAAACATTCAAAGCATCCTTTACAGATCGCCTGCCTATTGCTGGTCACTTTGAGGAGATGAGGCGGTTCAGTAATGTTGTGCGGGATGAAAGCTATGACGCTGTTGCCAATATTCCTGAGAGCCATCTTCCATACTATGACGATCTGGTTCGTGCCAAGAACCAAGAGCATATGGACTTTCTTATTGGTGAGGTTGACCTTGCACTAGAGCGTGACCAGATTATGGCTGACGGTGCGCTAACAGCTAACATAGTTGGTGATGTACCCAGCTTTCTGATCGGCTTCATTCCCGGTCTGAACGTGGTTGGTGGGGCTACAAAGCTAGGTACGTTTGCCAAGTTTGCTGCTGCTGGTTTTGTTGGTGGTGCTACATCAGAGATTATCAGAGAGCCGTTTCAAGTAGCTGATGCTGACTTTGAATCTACTCTTAACATTGCAGCATCTACTGCATTGTCACCTGTGCTTGGCATGGGTCTGACTTACGCCAAGCCATTCATTCAGTCTTCTGTAAATAAGGTTGTGAGTGCAGTAAGCGGAAGACCAGTGAGGCATGTCTTTGGTTCTGATGGCACTATAAATCTATCAAAAGATGAAGATCTAAATATTAATGCTCAAACAGAAGCAATTAAAAGAGAAGCTGGATCTATTGAAAGTGACGGTGACAACACATTAAAGTTTTCTAACCCTCTAAGTAATGACTTGCAAAAGTTTCTTGCTGACCCTGCTATGCCGCAGGGCGCAAAGTCTTTAGCTATCCGTATGTCTAGCAATGCATCTATTGCCACTAAAGCCAACGCAGAAGGCAAAGCAACACAGTCTCTAGCGCAGCGCATCCTGCCTTACTATGGCGCGTTCAACTCTGTGCAGCGCGGCTTGCGTGATTTGCATGCACAAGACATAGGCATAGGTGAGAAGGCTAGTTCTTTTGCTGGTGTGTTCTACCGTAATAACAAAGAGTATAATGCATGGCTTGCTGACACCATCACCAAGCATGTCAAAGTAAACTCTGGCAACCCTCGTATTGCTAGAGAAGCTGCTGCAACCATGACTGAAAGTCAGAAGAATGCAGCCGTGTTGCTTGATAAATCATTCAAAGAGATTGGTGAGGATGCCACATTCTTTGGTGTGTTCCCCAAGAACGCAAAGCTAAAGGAACGCATCGATGCTGCAAATAAAAAGCTGGATGAGAAGACAACAAAGCTGGCCGAGCTTGAAGCCAAAATCAAAAGCCAGCCCCACGCAGGCGCAACCAAAAAGCAATTCAAACTGCTCACAGATCTCGACAGAGAAATCAACAAGATCAGAGATGACGTTGACGGACTTCAAGGATTAATCAATTCGCCGCCTCGCAGAGACTTTGCGTTCCCAATCTATTACGACAAGAAGCTGCTGCTCTCAGATGAGGGGGCAAGAGAGCGTCTGACTGCAAAGTTTGATGAGTGGTACACTATCGAACGCAGCAACAATCCTGATCCCAAATACACTGGTACAACCAGAGCAGATGCAGAGCGTAGTGTTGCAAATATTTTAGAAGAAGACGCTGATGAGTTTGAGAATCTATCGTTTGGTGGCGGCAGCACAAAGCATCTAAAAAATCGCAAGACCAACATACCTGAGTGGATGGTAGAGGAGTTCATCATTAAAGATGAGGATGCTCTTTACAGCTACTTTGAACGCATGGGTAAGAAGATTGCATTCGCTGAAACCTATGGTGGCAGAACAATCGATGAAGTCATGGATGCGTTCGAGACTGAGTTGCGCAAAGGCAAACTGTCTGAAGATCAGATTCTAAGTGCCAAGGCCGCTATGGTTGGTGACTACGACAGAGTGATGGGCAACTTCGTCAAGCGTCCTGATCGCTGGGATAACCAGTTAGCTAAAGCAGTCAAGTCATGGACAGGCTGGACGTATCTTGGTGGTGCTGGTGTATCTGCTATTACTGATGTTGGCAGTATTGTTCTTGCTCATGGCTATAAGGATGTAGCTAAAGCTGGTCGGGCTGCGCTAGATGACACAGGCTTTGTGGCTGGTGTATTCCGGCAAGCTAACCTCGCTGGTGAGTTGCTTGACATCTCTCGCAACGTGGCTGCAAGAGAGATCTTGTCTGATAACGTCAAGCGCATTCAGCCTAATATGCTGGAAAAAGCTACCGCTGTTGGTAACAAAGTCTATTACACAATGAATGGTTTGATGCCTGTGACTGTTACCGGCAAGCTGCTGGATCAAATGGTTGTGCAGAATAAATTCTTCAAGCTGTCTCAGAAATGGTCAAAGGGTACAATCAACGCTACTGATCGTGAGTATCTGGCTCGCTATGGTATCGATGAGGAGATGGCTAAGATCATTGCTGATGCTCCTGTCACCAAGCATCAGTCAGAAGACTTTGTGTTCTCTAACACAGATGCTTGGGCTAGAGACACACCGCAGCAACGTGCGGCTGTACGTCAATATCAGGCAGCTATCGCATCACACTCTAACAACACCATCATCATGGCTACTACGTTCGACAAGCCGCGCATCATGGATGGTGTGATGTATATGAAAGACAACGCATACTTCCAACAGATGCGTAAAGTTTTTCCTAAGATGTACGCAATAGATAAGCGAGCATCTACTGGTTCTACTGCACTTGTTCGCATGGACAGCCAGCTAATGACGCTGCCATTTACTTTTATGAACTTTGCCTTTGGTGCGAACAACAAGATCATTGGTGCGATTGCTGATCCAAGCAGGGCATACAGATTGCAGGGCGTGTCTGCGTTGCTTGGTATGTCTTACCTATCGCTGTCATTCAAAGATCAGTCATGGTGGAAAGACGCAGATAGCATTGAGACAATGGCAAGAGTGGTAGATCACTCAGGTATCTTGGGTGTGTACTCTGACATCGGTTATCGCGGTCTAGCTATGGCAGTCAACACTGGCATGATGCGCGAGAATGCATCTCCAATCCCGCCTAAATGGATTAGCGGCACACCAAGCGAAAGACAGGGTGATGCTATTACTGAAGTGTTAGGCGCACCCGCTGGATTGGGTTTGGAATATTACCGTCTTTGGGATCGCTACCTTAAAGGTGACAGGGTAGGTGCTACTAAAGACTTAGGTTACGCGATGCCGTTTGTTGGTTTGCCGTTGTGGCGTGATGATGCAAGGGATTTCTTTAACGCAGGCCGCCGTTAATTGTGCGTGGCAAACTGCATTACTGCATGATAGAGGATTACTATGACGATTAACTTGAGCGATAATTCACCACGAATATCCTACACTGTGGCATCTGGTGTTACACAGTCTAGCTTTACTGTGCCGTTTGAGTTCTTTGAAGAAGGTGATCTCAACGCATATGTTGATGGCACACTCAAAACCATCACTACTGACTACACTGTAGCTGGGGGTTCTGGTTCTACTGGCACAATTGCAATGACGGTTGTTGGTGCGTCTGGTGGCAGCACTGTTGTTATAACAAGAAGCATTCCGCTTGAGCGTACTACAGATTTTCCAACATCAGGTCCATTCGATGTTTCTTCTCTTAATGAGGAGTTAGATAGAATAACAGCAATCAATGCTGATCTTAATGATGAGGTTGGTCGCTCGCTTCGTTTGACGGATGCTGATGCGGCTGCAAATCTAACATTACCTACTGTTGCCAGCCGGGCTGGTAAAGTCTTGGCGTTTGATGCCGTAACTGGCGATCTTGTAAACGGCCCATCTACTGCTGGTGTAACGACTATTGCTGCGGCTGCGGCTGACATTGCTACACTTGCTGACATTCAAGATGGTACAGTAGCAACCAACGCTATTACTGACACTGCTGCAATTGCTTCTGACATATCTACAGTCTCAGGAATTGCTGCTAACGTCACAACCGTTGCAGGCAATAACGCTAACGTCACAACAGTCGCTGGTATCAATGCCGACGTAACAACTGTCGCGAGCAACAATGCAAATGTTAGCACTGTCGCTGGCATATCAGGCAATGTAACAACAGTCGCTGGCATCTCATCTGATGTAACCGCAGTGGCGGCTGACGCTGCTGACATTGGCGCAGTGTCAACCAACATTGCTAACGTGAATACTGTTGCCAGCATTTCTGCTGACGTAAGCACAGTAGCTGCTGATGGTACAGACATTGGCATTGTAGCTGGTATTTCATCTGACGTGACCACAGTCTCAGGCATTGCAGCCAACGTGACATCGGTTGCTGGTAACACAGCTAACATTAACTCTGTAGTAGGCAATGCTGCTAATATTAACGCAGTCGCTGCTGATGCAACTGATATTGGTACGGTATCATCTAACATTGCTAATATTAATGCTGTTGCTGGTAACGCAACTAACATCAACGCTGTCGCTGCTGACGCAACTGACATTGGAACCGTGGCAACAAACATTGCTAACGTAAACACTGCGGCTGGTATCTCTGCTAACATTACAGCGGTTGCAAATATTGCCGCTGATGTTACTGCCGCTGCTACTAACGCATCTGATATCTCAGCTATTGCGGCTGAAGTAGCTAAAGTAGTCACAGTAGCTAATGATCTTAATGAGGCTACCTCAGAGATTGATGTAGTTGCTAATAACATTGCTAACGTCAACCTTGTTGGCGCAGACATTGCTGCTGTTATTAACGCATCAAACAACCTTGCTGACATCAACGCTTTTGGTGACACTTATTTTATTGATGCAACAGCCCCATCATCACCGACATTAGGTGATCTTTGGTTTGATACATCATCAGATACCATGAAGGTCTATGGTGGGTCTGGCTGGCAGAACGCTGGCTCATCAGTCAATGGCACATCACAGCGGACAACCTACACAGCGACATCTGGGCAGACTAGCTTTGCTGCAACATATGATGCTGGTTATGTAGATGTTTACCTTAATGGTATTAAGCTGATTGCTGGTACAGACTTTACAGCAACCAACGGCACAAGCATTGTCTTGGCTTCTGGTGCGGCACTCAATGATACGGTAGACATTGTAGCTTACGGCACGTTTTCTATCAGTAATTTCAGCATCAATGATGCCAACGATGTGGCTGCATCTGGCGCAACCAATGGTCAGTTTCTTCAGTACAATGGCTCCAATTGGGTAGGCGGTACAGTAAGCACTCCGACTTTATCTAGCCTTGGCTTGGACAACCACGATCAGGTCACAGTCACAGCGGGTGGTGCGGTAACTGCAACAAGTTTTACTGGTGATGGTTCTAATCTTACTGGTATTACAATCCCAACGCTAACCAGTCTTGGTATTGCTAATCACGATCAAGTTACGGTTACAGCAGGTGGCGCAGTCACAGCAACAAGTTTTGCTGGTGATGGTTCTGCTTTGACAGGGCTTATCTCTTTTGCATCAGGCACAAAGATGCTGTTCGGTCAGACTACAGCACCCACAGGCTGGACTAAGATAACCACAGACGATGATGCTGCATTGCGTATCGTTAGTGGTACAGTGGGCAGCGGCGGTTCATCTGGATTGTCTACTGCACTTGCAACGCCATCCGTCACTGGCACAATTACTGGTTCGACTGGCGCACACACTCTCACAATTGCTGAGATGCCAAGCCATAATCATACTTTTGCCGGAAACACTGCTGGCGGAGCTGGCGGAACTGTTGTTGTTTCGTATGCCCCAACATCACAAATCACCAAAACCACGGATAGCACAGGTGGCGGCGGCTCACACAGTCACTCATTATCAGCAACATTCTCAGGCGGCACAGCAGCAATCAACGTGAAGTACGTTGACGCTATTATGGCGAGTAAAGATTAATAAACGGAGAATATAAATGACTAGAGCAAGAGACATTGCAGACCTAGTTGATGCTAATGGAGATATTGTTGCAGGGGCGTTAGATAATGTCCCTGCGGCTGATGTAGTAAATGATACTACCCCGCAGCTTGGGGGCAACCTAGACACCAACGGTAACGACATCACCTTTGGCGACAACAACAAGGCCATTTTCGGTGCTGGGTCTGACTTGCAGATTTATCACGATGGGGCTGACTCGTTTATTAAAGATACAGGAACAGGGCAATTATGGATTGCTTCTGATGATTATGTTGGCATCACTAATTCTGCGGCAAATGAGTTTAAAGCAAGATTTAACACAAACGGGTCTGTCCAACTTTATTATGATAACTCCGAAAAACTCGCCACCACCTCATCTGGAATATCTGTAACAGGAACAGTAGCCGCTACCGCTTTCTCAGGCGACGGTTCTGGTCTGACAGGCGTTGAGGCGTTCCCATCAGGCACACTGATGCTGTTTCAGCAAACTGCTGCGCCTACTGGTTGGACAAAGCAAACAACGCATAACGATAAAGCGTTGCGAGTTGTAACTGGCACTGTTGGTTCTGGTGGTTCTAGCGGATTTACAACAGCTTTTGGCACACCAACGGTCACTGGTACGATTGCTGGCTCGACAGGATCACATACGTTAACTATTTCTGAGATGCCAAGTCACAATCACAGTGTTAACTATTTTTATGGCAGCGGCGCGGAACCTATTACTGGTGCCGGAACCTTTAACTCTGCTTATGTTAGAAACACAAATTCAACAGGCGGTGGTGGCTCACACAGTCACTCACTCAGCGCAACCTTTAGCGGTGGTGCTGCAGCAATTAATGTTGAATATGTTGATCTTATTATTGCGAGTAAAAACTAATGCAGCTTGATGTAAAACATAACTGCCCACTTAACAGCTTTGAGCCTTGCAAACAGTTGGACTGCGCTTGGTTTGTAAAGCTGGCTGGCACTGACCCAAACACAGGCAAACCAGTAGATGAGTTTGGTTGTGCTATGGCTTGGATGCCAATGCTTTTGATTGAAAACGCACAGCAGTCACGTCAGACAGGTGCTGCTGTTGAAAGTTTTCGCAATGAGATGGTTAAGCAAAATGCAACTAGCCACGAATTATTAGAGAAAATTAAAAACCCAACCCTAATAGACATGATTGAGGTAAGGCAATGAGAATATCGATAATCAAAGATGATGGCACTGTCGTAAAAGACGGCGTTGCTTACACAGACCTAGACTTGTCTGCATTGCCAAGCGAGTTTCATGCACTTCAATGGTATGACACGAAAGGTGATGTTGAAAGCAAGGATGCTGATGGCAACCCTGTTAACACTGCAATCACAGATTTGTCTCCATATCAGTGGTGCGTAGACGCTTGGCAAGCTGCTTATGATGCAGAACAAGCTGCTATCGCTGCTGCTATCGCCGCTGCTGAAGCTGCCGCTGCTGAAGCTGCCGCCGCTGAAGCTGCTGCCGCAGCTGCTGAAGCTGAAGCACCGGCACCATAATGAATGGATCCAGTCACCGGAATTGCTATTGCTAGCACCGCATACAAAGCCATTTGCACCGCCTTCCAGCATGGGCGTGAGATTGAGCAGATGGCAGGCGATCTCGGTAGATGGATGCAAGGCATCAACGCTGTCAAGGAAGGCCACTCTAAGGCAAAAGGCAGACGCATTGGATCGGTAGAGGAAGAAGCATTAGAAACATTTGCTGCTTTAAAGAAGGCACAGCAGATGGAAAACGAGCTTCGTAACTTTATCACTGGTCATTACGGCATGAATGCCTGGCAACAGATCATAAAGATACAAGCAGACATTAGAGTAAGGCAGCGGCAAGAAAAGATAGAATCTGCAAGGCGGCAAGAAGAAATCTTTGAATACATATTAATAGGTGCATCTGTGTTTGTGGTCGCTGTTGTAGCGGTCTTCGTTTTTATCATTGCTTTTACATAATGTGCGTTTTGCAACATGCATTAATGCAGTAGGTTAAGTCATGGATCAGAAAGATATACTTGATAGTGCAGCAATATTCGCAACGGTGGGTTCAGTGA